AGATATTGCTAATCGTTATGCCGATGCTGCTATGCCACAGATTTCAGCCTCTGAAATTTACAAGCGCAAAACTGGTCGCGCATACACAATGCCAAAGAACCTTCGTACTCGTGAAGGTGAACTTGTTAAAGAAGGTAAAGCAAAAAAGCCGTCACTTTCTATGCAAACCATCGCAGCAGATATGCGCGAAGGTTTTATCAATAGCACTGACAATGGTAATCAGGTAGAACTTCTTAACCCTCAAAGTGGTGAATGGCGTGCTATCAACCCATATAATGTTTCACAGAAGATGCTTGTTGAAGGCACATTCCGTATTCGTAAGCCTGGTAATCAGGGAGCAACCCTTGGCAACAAGGTGTACGGACTTCCTGTTGATGTGCGTTTGTTTAATGGCAATCGTACTCAACTAGGACTCAAGGATTATCCAGAACTGCAAAAGATTCTTGGTGTTGGCGAAACTGCTGGCTGGAAAACTCGTGCAGCATGGGAAGGCAAAGAGGATGCAATCCTTGGCTGGATGCGTGCTAATGGTGTTGGCAAGTTAATCTTGCCTGACACCAAGGCTAACGGTGGTGCAACAGCACTTGTTGACCCTGACATGGTTGAAGCCTTTGGACAGCAACCATCTGTTCGACTTGCTGAGCAGCGCTTAGATGCAATTAAGAAGCAGCAACAGTTGCTATCAGAAGAATCTCGTGTTGCTAAACTTATTGAAGATACCATTGCAAATGGTGGAGCAACAGTTTCATTTACTGGAGATGTACCTACACAAGGTTACTCTGTTGCAGTTCGTGGTGCTACACATACATTTTCTTTAGAAGATGCTCGTAATAATCCACAGGCATGGATTGATTCCGTGGCTGCACACTTTGAAAAGAACCTTGAGAAGTTTGGAACAGCAGACCACTTTGGCACTTGGGTAGAAGATATTGATGGCGTGCCACATATTTGGGCTGACCCTACAAATGTTATTGTAGACAAAGCAAAGGCTGCTAGACTAGGACTTGAAAGAAACCAAGTTAATGTTGCTGACCTAGCCGCAATTAAAAGAGGCGACTGGGACAACGCTATGATTGACACTAAGGGCACAGGAGATAAAAATGCCAGCGCAGAATTTGCATTGGGTCAAGGCACCCAAGCCAGTATCGGAAATGTCGCAAGAGGAACGCAAGGCGTTCGCAGAGTTATTGGCACAGAGGGCTTTGGAAAACGCATTAGCGAACTCGAAGCCATCCTCAGCACAGGAAAGTATCCAACAGACGGGCTTGTAAATCTTGTTCGTGAGTTTGCTGATGGGCAGGCTGCAGCAAAGCGTGACATGAATGGTCTATTAACTAGACTAGATGCACGCCTTGTAGAAGAAGCACGGATAGCAGCACCTCGTGCTATTCAGGGTACAGGTCGCCGTTTTGAAACTCTTTATGATGGAACAGTTATTGAGATTGATGATGCTTTCCGTGGTGAAGGTGGAGCAATTCTTTTATCTCAAACAGATAACGCACAGTCTTATCGCAATTTTGTAGACCACCCAGCACAATTATTTAGTGCTGAGCACACAAACTTTACCGAGGCTCGTCTTACACCTAAGATGCCTGAGTACTACACAGGTTATGCAAACCAACTTAATACTTTCTTCCGCTCACCTGATGGTCGCATTGACCCAGTAATTGAAATGTTCCTTAATGGAATGAAGCCAGAGCAGGCTGTTGCTTGGTTGCGTAAACCAGAAAATGCTACTTATGCTCGTAGGTTTAACATTGATGTTCCTGGTATCAAGGTAATGTCAGAGCGTTTAAATGTATCTATGGATGCAGAAGATTTTGTTGGTGACTTATACAGCGCCTATAACCGCTACCTTCCAGATGGTGAAGTGCAAGAAGCCTTCCGTAATGGCGAAGCAACCGAGCAATGGTTGCGTACTCACTTTACTGATAACCCAGATATGCCAGACATTATTGGTCGTATCGTGCCTACAAGCCCAGAAGCGGCTAACTGGCGTGAGGGTATGAGTAAGGTTGTAGAGCGTGCGTTCCACTTCCTTGGCTCATTGCCTGAAACAACAGTGGCTCGTCACCCATTAGCCCGTCAGATTTACCGCGCTGAATACAAGAACCGTTTAGATATTGCTCTTGCTACAAAGCGTTTAAACGAAGGCGATGCTGCTGAACTTACTGTAGATGAGATTAACAATCTACGCGGACAGGTCATTGAGGCTACACGCAAAGAAGTTAATAGCACACTCTTTACCATTATTCGCAAGTCATACGCAGGCGAAAAAATGCGTTTCATTATGCCGTTCTTTAACGCATGGGAAAACACTATCCGCCGTTGGTATGGACTTACTAAGGAAAATCCAGCAGTTGTCGCCCGTGCAGGACAGGTTATTTCTTCTCTGCGTAACCAGCCAAATGTGGTTGACCAAGATGGTAACCCAACTACTGAGTTTAGTTATGACAATAAGATTGTCCTACCTATGCCAGAAGGTGCGATTAAAACAATCAGCCTTATTCCAGGGTGGGGCAAGGGAATGGCAGAGGCAATGCGTTCATCTGGAACACAGATGTCTATTCCAATCCGAAGCCTTGACCTCTTGTTCCAAGGTGAAGCACTTGCGGGATTTGGTCCTATCGTAACTATCCCAGTTAATGAATTAGTTTTGATGAAGCCAGACCTAGAAGATATAGTCACATCAAGCGTGCTACCAGTTCTTCCATTTGGTCCACAAGGCTCCAGCAAAGATGTTATTCAAAGAATGGTAAGCCAACTGTTTCCACCTGCAGCACAGAAACTTATTTCTTTGCAGGGTCAAGATGAAGCATGGAGCCGTACATTCAACACTGTTTACCGCTATGAGTTAATTCGTTTTAACCTTGGCGAGCGCAATACGCTACCTGAACTAGGTGAGATTAAAAACTTGGCAGATAGCCTGTATAGAGTTAGGATTCTTTCTAACTTGGTAATGCCATTTGCTGCACAGTATGACTCAACTTTGAGTTTCTATACTCAACAGTTCCGCCGTTTGCAACAAGTTTATGGTGCAGATGCAGAGGCTTTATTCCTTGAGATGTACCCTGAAATGGGTCCTGCTTTAGTTAGCGCCTCATATAACCCAACTGGTGCTGTTGCATCACAGGCTGCATTTAAGAACATCCAGAAGTACGGTGGCTTGATTGGCAAGATTGGTCAGACTACACCTGAAATGATTGGCTTCTTAGTCAATGACCCTGATGGCAAGTATGACTTCTCAGAAGCAGTTTATGCATGGCAGTATGGCAATGCCCCTGTTCCTGGTTCTACAGAGAACTATCGTACTCGCCGTAACCCAGCAGACTTGAAGAAGGATGCTAATGTGAAGATGGGTTGGATTGAGTTCCGCAAGAACATGAACCTTCTTAACTCACAACTGTTTGCACAAGGCTACGAATCTTATAGTGAATCAGGTGCTGAGGAGTTGCAGGCTATTAAGCAGATGATGGTTGCTGACCTGACTAGTCGTAATAAAGATTGGGCTGTGGATTACTTTAGTGTAGACCGAGGTAAGTGGGTCTATCGTATGGACTCAATGCGTACAATGTTAAGCGACCCTACATGGATGAAAGAAAATGGTCAGCGCCAAGTAGTTCAGGCTATGGCTGTTTATCTAAATGTACGCACACAAATTGCACGAGAGTTGGCAAGCCGTAAAGCATACGGAATGGCATCAACTCTTGCGGCAAAAGACAATGCAGACCTTGATGGTTTGTGGAATAAGACAATCGCTCAACTACTTCAAGGCTCTGGTGAGTTTGAAGATTTCTATAACCGTTTCTTGCAAAATGACCCTGTGACTTTGGGATAGGACTATGGACGAAAAAGTAATATATCAGATACTTAAAAAAGAAAATCCTAGTTTTTCAGAGAGCAGACTTCGTGCTACCGCAAAACAAATTGCGGATAACCCAGAGATACTTGAAAGCATTACGCTTGGTGGTTTATTAAGCAAGGCTGCTGCAACAAAAATAGGCAAAGGACTCAAGGCTGTTGGTGGTCTTGCGGGAACTCTTGTTGCACGCCAACCAAGTGGAAAAGTTGCTAAAGGTAAAACAGCGCTTCGCGTTGGTGGAGTTGGCGCTGCTGGTTTAGGTGTTCAACAAGGATTCTTTGGCGGTGGAGACTCAACTGCACAAGAAGATGCAACTCCAGATGCAACGGCTCAGGTAAATATGATGCTGTCGTTAGCAACGGCTCAATCTCAAGGAGTTAATATTGAGGGCGTAGTGCAAAGTCCTGTTTTTCAGCAAATCATGAAAAATCCAAAATTTACTATTGGTTCACTTTTGAATAGTGGTACTGTTGATTTAGGTGAAGATAACGGTGTTTACACTGGAAAGTCTGTAAGTTCTGGTGGTCAATATGTAGGTTCACAATTTGTTCCTAATCCAAATAAAACATCTGTTCCATTAACAGAGTGGAAGAATCAGTTTCCTATTTCAGACCCAAAGGCTTTGGCTGCTTGGAAAGCAAAACTTGTATCTGCTGGTGTAGTTAGTGCAAGTGCAGGATTACCTGAACTTAAGAAACAATGGGAAGCCTGGGGAGAATACTCACAGGAGATGAATCGTCAGGGTAAGAAATTGACTCCTGACCAACTACTTGACATCCAGCGCGGACTATGGGGTGGTGGCGGTGGAGAAGATTATTCAACCAAGTACCAAGTCAACCTCCTTAAAGAAGAAAATGTTAAGGCTATGTACAAGGCTGCTAGAGAACAAGAGGCAGGTCTTATCGTAGGCGATGAGCAGGCTGCTGCATTTGCAGAGCGTATCAAGGCTCGTCAAATGGCAACACCTACAAAGACTGAGTACAAGAAGATTAAGGGCAAGATGACACCTGTGACTACACCAGGTTTCGGTGAAGCAGAGACTGCTGCTGCCGCATTAGAACTTGCTAAGAAGGACCCACTATACGCAGAATTCCAAACAGCAAATGTGTTTGGTTCAGCACTTGAGAAGGCATTGGGGGTTAGACCATAATGGCAGATGCAAAAACAGCACTGGCTAAACTCCAGAGAGGACAGACTTTAACAGCAGAAGAAAGAATACTGCTTGGCTTAGAGGCTGACCCGTTGGCTGGAGAAGAAGGCAATCTATCAACTCCATCAATGACAACTTGGATTGTCAACTTACTTAAGAATGTTCCTGAACTTAAGAATATCTACGATTCAATTCGCAACCCAGACGGTAGTTTCAATAGAACCGTTGATGCCATTGTAGATATGATTACCAGCAGTTCTTGGTACCTAGACAATGGACCAACTGTTGCTGCAAATATTGCTGCACGCTATAAGTTTGGTGAGAAGTACTACAACCAAAAGGTTGGTCAGTACAAGATTACTATTTCTGGTCTTGCTACAGCCATTGGTTTAGATGTTAATGACCCAACTGTTGCTGACTACCTAGAAGGTTTAGCAGAGACATCATTCCTTAATGGCTGGGATGAGGACTACATTGAGAATACAATCATCGGCAATGCTGACATTGTTAATAAAATCAGTGGCGGTGCTTACGAGAAGTCAGTACAAGACTTGGCTGAGTATGGACAACTTATGGGCTTTACCCTAAGCGATACAACTAGAAAAGATTACCAGCGCCGTCTTATTGGTCAAGTAACCGAAGGTGGGCTGCGCTCTCGTACGACACCAGACCAGATTAAAAAAGAGATTCGTGATAAGCAGGCTTTGCTTTATCCAATGTTTGCCGATGACTTTGCAGTAGGTCGTACCCTTTGGGATGTAACTGCATCACAGCGTAAGAAGTGGGCTGACCTTCTCGAACTAAACGAGGATGACCTTGACTGGAATGACCCACTATGGAAAGACGGAAAAATCTTTACTATGGTTGATGAGAAAACTGGCAAGGTAGTTGCTCGCCCAGCATGGGATGCTGAGAAACTTATCAAGGCAGATGAGCGTTGGCAGTTCACAGAAAATGCTACAAAAACTTACGATAAGTGGGGCACTGGAATCCTTACTAAATTTGGAATGGCGGCTATCTAATGGCTAGATTTAATCCAGACATAATGCAACTTGATGGCGACCAACCAACTCGGCGTATATTTGGTACTCAAACCGATACATCTAAAATAACAGATGCCGAAGTGAAGGCTGCTTCTATTGCTGCTGCAAGAGAACTAGCAGCAGTTCCTTATGCTGATTTGCCAGCCGAAGTAAAAAATGCTATGAGTACCACAGAAAAGCGTGAGTACATAACTGCTCAGCGTGAAGAAGAAATAAGACTTCGCAGAGAAGAAGCCGCTGCTGCTGACCCATTGAAGGACCCAACCCAACGCCCTGATGCTCAGACAAAGGGTGATAACGAATACATCATGTATTACAGTTGGGTCGGTGGGTATGAGACTGGTAACTGGAGATTAACTAGAGTTCCACGCAATGAAAAAAACCTTGAGGTTTATGGTGGTCGCCAAGTAGGTGGACCTACACGGGTTGAAGAAACTGGTAAAGTTTCAGATGCAAATACTCTGGTAATCCAACCAAGACCCAAGCGAAATAATGATGGAGTGATTATTGGTTGGGAAGTTGATGGCACTGATGCTATTGATTTAATTGGTACTGACGGCAGGGTTCCAGATGGTGCTGGCGGAAACAATGACAATACTGGTAATACAAATACTGGTACTCCTAATTTTAATAGACCTAGCGGAACAGGTGGCACAGGTGGCACAGGTGGCACAGGTGGTACTGGTGGTACTGGTGGTACTGGTGGTACAGGGGGCACAGGTACAAGAGGTCTTACTCAGGCAGATGTAGATGCAGCCGTTGCTAAAGCAGTTGCTGCTGCTACTGCACAAACTAATGCTTTAGTTGCTGAACAAAAAGCACAGGCTGCTGCTGCAGCATTTGCTACAAAGACAAAAGCATCTGACCGCCTCAAGGCAATGTTTGATGCAGTTGGCTTAGGAAGTCTTGCTGGCTTTATCAATAAGAGAATTATGGAAGATGCTTCTGAGGAAGCAGTGCTTCTTGAACTTTATGAACAACCAGAATATCAGTTGCGTTTTCCAGGTATGAAAGCATTACGCGCTAAAGGTAAAACTATTACCGAAGATGAGTACATTAAAAATGAAAAAGCGTTTGAAGCAACTGCTCGTTTCTTTGAAATCCCTGTAGGATTTTATGATACGCCTGATGACTTTGGAAAACTTATTGGAAATCTAGTTTCTCCAAAAGAATACCAAGACCGCTTGCAAGTAGGTCAGGATTTGTCTCGCTCCATGTCTCCAGGTGTCAAGTTGCAACTACAAGAACTTTACAATATTGGAGAAGGCGGCATTACAGCCTATGTTCTTGACCCAGATAGAGCATTAGCGATTCTCCAGAAGCAAGCAAAGTCTGCACAATTTATTGGCTTTGGTCGTGAAAAGGGCTTGAAGTTAGAAGGTATGACTGCTGCTCAGGCAGAACAGATTGTCGGAACAGAAGCCTACTCTAAACTATCAGCACAACAAATGCAGACAGCACTTGGTCAAGCAGCACAATTACGCAAAACTCAATCACGCCTTACAGGAATTGAAGGCGAAGTTTACAATGAGAATGAAGCGTTACAGGCTGTTATCGAAGGAAGCCCAGAAGCAATCCTTGCATCACAACAAAGAGCACAGCGTGAAGGCGCTCGCTTTGGTGGTGGTTCAGGAATTACTGGCTCATCACTTCGTTCAACACCAACAACAATATAAAAGAATCCCCACCGTGACCGACTAGCCCACGGGGGCGTACAAGTCTAGGAGCAATAGCCAATTTAGTTTCCCCGAACTTCATTGTGGATTGCGAATACAACTACTAACAAGGGAGATAGGCTGATGCCTACAAATTACCAGTTCGATGACGAAGATGACATTGACACATCAACAGATGTGGTGTCTCAACTCCGTAAGGTAAATCGTGCGCTTGAAAAGCGTGCAAAAGAACTAGAACAGGAGTTGAGTGGTCTTAAAACACAGACCCGTCAACGCACTGTCAAGGATGTATTACAGGCAAAGGGATTAAACCCAAAGATTGCAGTATTCATACCACAAGATGTAGATACCTCTGAGGAGGCTATTGCTGCATGGGTAGATGAATACGGAGATGTCTTTGGTGTACAGCCCGCTCAAACAAATGAAGCGCCAACACAAAAGGGTCCAGACCTCTCAGCACAACACCGTATGAACAATGTCGTATCAACTGGCTCAATGCCAAGTATTGATGAGGACATGTTCGCCAAGGTAGCAGGTGTAAAGAGTAAAGAGGACCTAGATGCACTCCTTGGACTTAACTAATAAACAAACATCAACCAATCACCAGGAGGTGAACACATGGCATATAACGACACTACCTCGATGGCGGGACTCGTCAAAACAGCGTATGACCGTTATGTAGAATTCGCACTTCGTGCCCAGCCAATGATTCGTGCAGTGGCTGACAAGCGCCCAGTGCAGCAGGCGATGCCAGGTTCAAGCGTTGTATTCTCACTTTACAATGACTTAGCACCAGCAACATCTGCTCTATCAGAGACATCAGATGTAGATGCAGTAGCACTACCAGATGTCAACACAGTTTCTGTAACTCTAAATGAGCAAGGAAACTCATCACTTACAACTCGCAAGTTAGAGTTGTTCTCACTTTCAGATGTTGACCCAGCAATCGCTGACATCATCGCATACAACATGGCAGACTCTTTGGATGTCATTGCCCAGACACCACTTCGTCAGGGACAGAATGTTATCTACTCAGGTACAGCAACATCAACAGCAACAATCACAGCAGGTATGACAATCACATCTGCTAACCTTCGTAAGGCAGTTGCTAAGTTGCGTACAAACAAGGCTGTTCCTCGTCAGGGAAGCCTATACTGGGCAGGTATTCACCCAGAAGTTTCACACGACCTTCGTGCTGAGACAGGCAATGTTGGATGGCGTGACATCCACACTCACACAGAGCAGTCACAGGGCAACCTATGGGCTGGCACAATCGGTACATACGAAGGTGCTTTCTATGTAGAAAACCCACGCATGTTCTCTGAGAAGGCTGGCGCTGACCAGACCGCTCTAGCAACAACTGCAGTAACAGTCGCTGGTACATCAGCAGGCTTTACATTTGGTGTTGCTTCAACAGCCGTCATTGCTTCTCGTGCAGAAGTTGGCGACAAGATTGCAGGAACAGGTATCGCTTCTGGTGCCAAGATTACTGCTATCACAACATCAGGTTCAACAACAACATTTACTGTTGACACAGCAAACACTGCTGCAGTTACAGTATCAACTGTTGTAACCGTTACACCAGTAACAGAAGTATTCGACACAATTCTCTGCGGTAAGCAGGCATTGGCGGAGGCTGTGGCTCAAGAGCCAGGCGTTGTTATTGGTAATGTGACTGACCGCTTGATGCGTTTCCGCCCAATCGGATGGTACGGCGTACTTGGTTTCGCCCGCTACCGTGAGGCTGCGCTATATCGCATTGAATCAGGCTCATCAATCGCTGCACTTTAATCGTGCGGGAGGGGTGGGGCGAAAGCCCTGCCCCTTCACTTATTAGTAAGGACAAACAATGACTCAGTATAAATTCACAACACCAACCGTTGAGGAAACTCCAATGGGTGAGGGAGTATTGTTTGAGCGTTATACCATCACACGAGGTGTCACTGTGATGAGACACAATGGTATCTACTCCTCTTACCGATACCCAAGTCAGACAGAAACCCTATCTGCACAAGAACTGTATATGGGTGGAACTGTCACTGTTATTGACCAGGCAACCGCTGATGCCCTAACAGCACAGGGATACGGCGCTTACATAGAGGCTATCTAATGAATTTACATCAAAGACAAACGCACCCTGTATATGTTGAAGGTTGCTTTGGATGCAAGGTTACAACACTTGAAATGGGAGTAGGCGATGCCAACTCTAAGGTAGCAATGTCTACAAGTAAGTGGGATGCAGAACTAAAAGCCTATAAGGATGCTCGTGCACAAGGTATTCAACCAGCAGGAACAACTATGGCAAAGGTTCAAGAAGCGGTAAGAATTTCCGACAAGGTTGGTAAAGCCTTTGACGGTAACACGGGAACATTCAAATAGGAGGAGCCATGGCTGCTAGAAAGAAACCAGCAAGTAACAAGGTGCAAAAGGTTCAGGTTATTGATGATAACTACTCACCTTTAGAGCAGTACTGCATAGCACTAAATGAATACTGGAAGGCGCTTAAGAAGGCAGGCTTCCCTGAGTCAATCTGCATGACACTTATCATGGATAGAGATTCATACCCTGATTGGATTCTTCCTAAGCCAATTAACCCAACCGATATACCACTGTTCGACCCCTACGAAGATGAAGATGAGGACTAATTATGTGCATTAAATGTGGATGCTACGGCTCAGTAAACCCCTACGGTGTAGGTGGTCGCGCACTAAACGCTGCTCCAGCAGAGGCGAACATTGCCTTGTATAACAACATCAAGATTGTTCGCATTGGCGAAGAAGGACCTATGGCAGAAAAGGATGACAAGAATGAAGAAAAGTACTCCTAAGAAAGATAAGGTTGCCAAGGTAATGGGTGAGTTTAAACGCGGAACCCTTAACGCAGGCAAAGACCCAAAGGGTTCAAAGAAGGCACCAGTAGTCAAGAACCGCAAGCAGGCAATCGCTATTGCATTGTCTCAGGCTGGCAAGGCTAAGAAGCGTGCCAAGTAAGAAAGATTCACGGTTGGCACGAGCAGGAGTGTCTGGCTTCAACAAGCCAAAGCGCACTCCTTCTCACCCAACTAAGTCACATGTTGTGGTTGCTAAAGAAGGCAGCCAAGTTAAGACCATTCGATTTGGTCAGCAGGGTGTAACTGGCGATAGAAAGCCAACAGCCCGTCAAGCATCATTCAAAGCCCGTCACGCTAAGAACATTGCCAAAGGCAAGATGTCTGCAGCGTACTGGGCAGACAAGGTGAAGTGGTGAAGAAGAAAGCATTTTGGGATACAAAGAATCCTAACAAGAAATCAAAACCTTTAACTGCATCTCAGAAGGCAAAGGCTAAGGCATCAGCAAAGAAGGCTGGTCGTCCGTATCCAAACCTTGTAGATAACGCAGCAGCAAAGCGAAAGGCTAAGTAATGGCAACAGGAGCAGCAGGAAGTTCATTAGCAGACGAACTCAATCGTCTTGCAAACGGTGGCACATATCCAGTAATGACAGCATACAAAGTAGAACAAGGTGCTGCTAACGCATGGGCTGGTACATCTGGTCTAGGTCTTATTGCTGCTCTTAATTACAAGGCTGATTCAACTCGCCAGCCAGATGACTATAAGGACTACAACGCCATCTGTAATGAGTTAGCAGGAACCACTGGATTATCAGGAGTCGTAGCCTTAAGGAGCATTGACCTATGAGTTCAACATTTAATGAACTAGCAGACCGCGTTGAAGCGGTGCTGCATGGCTACACAGAAAACACTGAGCCAAGTACTTGGCTTACAACCAGTGCTACTAGTACAACTACAACGCTATCTGTGTACGATGCGACAGGTATTGGTCGTGGTTATGTACAGATTGACGATGAAATTGTATTCGTTAATAATACAGACAATGTAGCCAACACTCTTACCCTTGCACCATGGGGTCGTGGACAGCGTGGCACTACGCCAGCAACTCACGCTCAGAACGCAAAGATAACAGCATCGCCATTGTTCCCACGCAATGAAATTAAGAAGGCTATCAACAACACTATTGATGCTATGTACCCAATGGTATTTGCTACTGCTAGTACAGACTTTAAGTTTATTGCAGCCCGTACTACATACCAGTTGCCTGCAGATTTTCAGAACGCACTCAGCGTTACCTACTCAACAGTAGGACCAACAAAAGAGTGGATGCCAGTTCGTGCCTACAACCTAGACCGCTCAGCAGATACAGATGCATTTACATCTGCTCGTAGCATTAGCGTTTATGCAGGCATTGTGCCTGGACAGACAGTGCATGTGTTCTACTCCAAGCGCCCAACGCTTCTTGTCAATGGCACTGATGTATATGCCACAACAACAGGTTTGCCTTCATACTCAGAAGATGTAGTCATCTATGGCGCAGCCTTCCGTATGGTTTCATTCTTGGACCCTTCACGCCTTGGTCCACAATCTGCATCTGCAGACATCCTTGATGGTGTGCGACCAACAGGTTCTGGACAGAACGCTTCCAGATACTTGTACAGCATTTACCAGCAGCGTTTAAACGAAGTTGCGGACAACCAACGCCGTCAACACCCAATCCGTTCCCACTACCAGAGATAGGTTAAAAAATGGCAGCAGGCGACCCAGGCTCCCCAGCGCGGTACTACTCCTCGATTGCAGTAGAAACAGCGTTATCAGGTTCCATTCCAGCACAGGCACAAGGCGCAGCAAACACCGCGTTCATTGTTGCATCTGTCTCTGGCTTTCCATCATCATACCCTTACACACTTATTGTTGACCCAGATACATCTAAGGAAGAAGTAGTAACCGTTACCGCAGGTAGTGGAACAACCCTTAGCGTAACTCGTGGCTCTGACAATACCCAAGGCGTAGCACACTCCGCAGGAGCAGTTGTTCGCCACGGTGTATCAGGTCGTGACTTCCGTGAGTCAGAGACACATATTGCTGCACGCGGTTATGACATTGACCAAACAATCCTTGACCTTGCTAACCAAACACATGTGCACGGTATTCAGACTGGTGATGGCGTAGTTGTTGGTACTCTTAAAGAGCAAACACTAACTCGCAAGACTCTTACATCTCCTACTATTACTAACCCAAGCATCTCTGGTGCTGGTGTAGATGCAAGTATTGTCTTTGAAGGTGCAACTGCCGATGCTCATGAGACTACTCTTACAGTAGCAGAGCCAACGCAAGACAATATAATTACTTTGCCTAACACAAATGGCATAGTTGTTCTTCATACAGCAGTTCAGACTCTTACTAATAAGACTATTGATATGACTGGTGTAACACTTACTGGTCTTTCATCTGCTGGCATGGTTTCATCTTCTGCTACACCTAAAGATTATGTAGATGCAATTCTTGGTTCAGCAACTGCTGCAGCCACAAGTGCTGCTTCTGCTGCAGCAAGTGCAACTGCTGCTGCAACATCAGCAACAAGCGCAGCAAATAGCGCAACAGCATCTGCTTCTTCTGCAAGTGCTTCGGCTACATCAGCAACTGCAGCGGCTACCTCAGCAACTTCTGCTGCTGCCTCTGCTACAGCCGCTGCCACTTCTGCTACAAGCGCATCTAATAGTGCAACGGCTGCAGCAACTAGCGCTACAAGCGCTGCTGCTAGTGCAACCGCTGCTGCTACAAGCGCAACCAGTGCTGCAGCAAGCGCCACAACTGCTGCTGCTTCTGTAGCAACTATTGCTGGGTACGCAACTGATTCTGCTAACAGCGCATCTGCTGCAGCAACAAGTGCTACGAGTGCTGCTAACTCAGCGACAGCATCTGCTAACTCAGCAAGTGCTGCTGCAACGAGTGCAACAAATGCTGCGGCGAGCGCGACTGCTGCGGCTACATCTGCTACTTCTGCAGCAACATCAGCCTCTAGCGCTTTAACAAGTCAAACCGCAGCAGCAACTTCTGCAACATCTGCTGCTACTAGCGCATCAAGTGCGCTTACCAGCCAGACTGCTGCTGCTACAAGCGCTGCATCTGCTGCTACATCGGCTAACTCAGCATCCGTTGAAGCGCTTTCTGCTTTGACTAGCGCATCATCTGCAACATTGTCAGCATCTTCTGCTGCAACTTCGGCATCAAGTGCTGCAACAACCTATGACAACTTCGATGACCGCTACCTTGGCAGCAAGTCATCGCCCCCATCAGTAGATAACGATGGCAACACACTTCTTGTTGGTGCTATCTATTGGAACTCTACGCTTAACAATATGTATGTATGGTCAGGTAGTGCCTGGGTTCAGATTGCAACAACCACTACTTACTCAGCACCTACCCTTGGCAGCACAACCATTGACTCAGGTACTACATATACGACAATCACAGGCTTAACTCTTAGCGGTGGATTGGCTAGTGCAGACCCAACTACAAACCTTGGTCTTGCTACTAAGCAGTATGTTGATGCAGTAGTTACACAGATTAACTATCATGAGTCAGTTGTTGCAGCGACTACAGCAAATCTAACTGCTACCTATAGCAACGGAAGTTCAGGTGTAGGTGCAACTCTTACTAATTCTGGCGCACAAGCGGCATTTAGTATAGATGGAGTAAGCCCTGCTGCCAACGCTCGTGTCCTTGTAAAGGACCAAACAACACAATTAGAAAACGGTATCTACACACTTACTACTGTTGGTAGTGGTTCAACTAACTGGGTCCTTACTCGAGCAACTGATGCAGATAATAATCCATCAGGTGAAATGAAAAATGGCGATGAGTTATTCTGCTCTAGCGGTACAGTAAATCATGATAAGTCATTTATTAACTCAACAACAGTAGCCCCTATTGTTATCGGAACTACTGCAATTACATTCAGTGAATACTATGCAGGACTTCCAGCCCAGACTGGTAACTCAGGTAAGTACTTGACAACAGATGGAACTACACCATCATGGGGTACTGTCGCTGGATACTCAGCACCTACCCTTGGTTCAACATCCATTGCCTCAGGTTCGACTAATACAACATTGGTTGGATTTACAAAACTCCGTTCAGACCAGTTCACAACACTTGATGCTGACGGATACGAATTAGATTTGGAACTCATGACCATCATGGGTGCGTTCTAAGAAAGGGAACAACAAATGCCAACAACAACTAAAGCACTAGCAAGAGCAGCCTTTGCAACATCATCGGCTACTCTTTACACAGTGCCATCTGCAACAACAACAGTAATCAGTAATATTGTTATTACTAATACTGCTGGTACAGCAGGCACATTCACTCTTGCACTCAATGGAGTTGCTATCGCATCAGCAGTATCTGTTGCTGCAAATAGTATTACTGCTATTGACCTTAAGCAAGTACTTGCAGCAACCCAAACAATTACGGGTTTAGCATCAGCAACAAGCGTTAACTTTCACATTAGCGGAGTGGAGATTTCCTAATGGCTATTGATAGAATCCCTGGAGTTGGTCCTCAAAACACAGACATTGCTACAGCGGTAGCAGCAGCAGTTCCTACTATTGCTGCTATCACTTCTTCTATTACAACCAACGCCGCCTCTGCTGGTCTTACTAATGCTAGCATTACAAGCGCAGGCAATGCTGCTGGTTGGGGTGCAACTGGTCCTACAACAACTCAAATTGCTGCAGCCGTTCCTACTCTTGCTCAGATTACCTCTGCGGTAACAACTAACGCAGCATCTGCTGGAGTAACTGTTGCAGCAATTACATCTGCTGGTAACTCTGCTGGCTGGGGCGCAACTGGTCCTACAACTACCCAGATTGCTGCAGCAGTTCCTACTCTTGCACAGATTAACACATCAGTAGCAACTAATGCACCATCACCATGGGCTTGGACATATATTAGCGCACTTACTGGTTCAAATCCTTCTGGTGTCACCTTTAGCGGTTTAAGTGGTTATAGAACATATAAATTGTATGGAAGTTTTTCCACAAACAACGCTGGATGGCCAATGGTTATAGAACTTAATGGTACTGCAGGCGTTGGAATGAGTCAATATGGTTATTCTTTAAACACCAGCAGTGTGTGGAATCCATACGAAGCAAATCTTGTTGGTCGCATCAGCCCCTGGCCAGCGCTTAATGGTTCTGGTCCACATCAAGTTGAATTTACTGTAGGTAATGGAAGTCTGGCTGCTCCTGGATGGTTCAATGTAAAGGCTTACATGAGAGGCTCATCAACAACAGCCTATTGGAATGTTGACGGTTTCCGTGTTGGAAATGGACCGATAACATCTATTAGAGTTTATGACCCAAACAATGTGCAGTCAATTTCGGGAACCTTTTATTTATTTGGAGCAAACTAATGAGTAATAATACTGTTGTTGAATACAATATGGAAACTAATGAAACAACCGTTAGAGAATTAACTAGCGAAGAACTGCAAAATGCAGAAATTGAAAAGGCTAAAACTTTGCAAGCAAAGGCTTTAGAAGAAGCAGCACAAGCAGAAGCAGATGCTGCCAAGGCAGCAGTAGAAGCAAAACTTGCTGAACTTGGTCTTGATATGGATACTATTAAAGCGATTGCAAAACTAGGTTAATATCTACGCCTGAGCATGCGTTTAAACTGCTCTATTTTTTATGCCTAAACTAAGGAGACATAGTGGCAAGTAGACCACCTGATATATCCGAGCGCGTGATAATTGACCTGTCTGGTCGAACCTCGGCTTACTATGACCCAACCACATACAAGTTTGATGTTGCTATTGGTGGCATGCCGTTTATCTATGGCATCACAGATGCAACACCGTACCGCCGTCAGACTGCAGAGTTTAGAACTCAGCGTTTTGACAATGCCCGTGACCCAGGTGAGCAGTCGCTCTCAGGCTCAGGCTACTGGATTCGTTCACAGTCATCCTTCCATCTAGGTGGAGGCATCACATACCAGGAGCCTATCGTTGGCACACCTGATGAAGTTAAGTTTCAGTTCTCTGACTCAGTAGGCGTAGACCCATGGACTCCAGGACAGTTAAGCCTGCTTCATTCTACAAGCCTTACACAGGCTTCTACTGCCCGCTCTGGCGTATTCTCTACCATCATCAGTGGCACTGAGTACCTTGTTAAAGTCACTGGCTCAGCAGCAGTTACAGCCCGCGTAACCATTACCACTACTGCTGGCTCATCAACAACAGTTATTAACAACAGTTCTATTACAGAAGAAATTTTGTATGCAGCAATGGGTGGTAACGACTTGATGATGGTCACGCCTACTAAGGTATGGCGTTATTCATTTGACCAGACATCACCTGCCCTGCATCAAGACTATGCAATTAACTCAAATAATGCAGCCACAGCATTTATTAGTTATGTAAAGCAGCGCTTCATTCTTGCCTTTACCGATGTCAATAAAAATACATTTGTGTATGAACTTAACCGTAACCTTGGTTCAAGCATTAACATCAGCACTCTCACCGCTGTTAACGGTAGTACAACCTTGCCTATTGGCTTTAGATTTATGGCTGTTACAGAAGGCAGTGCAGCAATCTATGTTGGTGGATTCTCTGGCGATGAAGGCTTAGCCTTTAAAATTGGAGTAGATAGCACTGGTGCATTAACCACCATGACAACTGTACTTGTGTTACCGCGAGGTGAAAAACTTACAGCGATGTATGGTTACCTTGGCACTTTCATTGCCATCGGTACAAGCCGAGGCGTGCGTATTGCTATTGCAGATAGTAATGGAAACTTATCTTATGGTCCCCTTGTGTATGAATCTAACTCTGACATCTATGCATTTACTGCAAACAACGAGTTTATTTATGCTGGCATCAAGGCAGAAATTGATGGCTACTCAGGACTTCTCCGCATTAACCTTGGTGCACCACTAACAAACGGCAAGTATGCATACGCTAAAGATGTTTATGCAACAGGTGTAACTGGTGCTGTCTGGTCTATTGCTACATTTGCTAATGGACACAAAGCATTTACTGTTGAGAACTCTGGTCTATGGGTTGAGTCTCAGACTAATTTTCTTGAGTCTGGTGAGATAACAACAGGCATTATCCGCTTTGATACCTTTGAAAACAAAGCATGGAAGCGTATTAAGATTCGCCTTGAAGATGTATTGCAGGGTGACATAGATATGTTCCGTGTTCTTAATGGCACAGACATAGCGTTTCAGACAATCCCAGAGGGAACAACTGAAATCTACGACTATGACTTAGCGCCTGTATTCTCAACTGTTTCTGCAGAAGGACAGTTTAAGTTCCGTTTAAACAGAAACAATACAGACCCAACTAAGGGTGCTGTTATCTACGGATACTCAGTCAAGGCTTTGCCTACACCTACTCGTGCTCGAGTACTACAGATTCCATTGTTCTGCTTTGACCAAGAGACTGACCGCAACAAACAAATCATTGGTTATCAAGGCTATGCACTTGCTCGCTTGCAGGCACTAGAACAGATGGAAGCATTGGGCGAAACGCTCATCATTCAAGACTTCACTGCTGGTGGAGAACCTATCGAAGCAGTAGTTGAGCAGGTTACATTTACCCGCACAACACCACCTAACGGAAACTTCTCTGGTTATGGTGGAGTAATACAAGTAGTTGCTCGTACTGTCGTCTAATACATAAGGAAAGTAAATGACTCCTGCTCAGTGGCTAGGTTTAGCCGTATCCGTTTGTACCCTTGTTGCTGCTTTTGCTACAGCAGTTCGCTGGCTAGTAAAACATTATCTGTATGAACTTAAGCCTAACTCTGGTACAAGTCTCAAGGATTCAGTAAACAGATTGGAACGACAGGTTGAAGAAATTTATCGCATCCTTCTTACTCGCAATAACTCTTAGTGGTTGCGGTTATCAAGGATGGGTTAGATACCCATGTCAAGAGTTTGAGAATTGGGAAAAGCCTGAGTGCAACCCACCTCAGTGTGAAGTAACTGGCACCTGTTCCTCCGATTTATTACCAGAGGTATTTGATGAAACGCCCTGAAAGATATACCCCAGAAGAACTACACGCTAGATTGATTGTCATTATTGGCATCATATTAGCGTTGGTATTTGCTGGCTCAGTTTTTGCCCTGCTATGGGCATTGGTATTTGTAACACAACCAATGAAGCAAGCACCTAATGATGCAGCCTTCATTGAACTTGTATCTACGCTGACTGTGTTCCTTACTGGCACACTAGCAGGAATCGTATCTGCTAATGGACTCAAGAGTAAGAAGAAGGAAGATGAATCTAAATGAAACCTGTTGCCAAGAAAGCCACACCTGCCGCGATTGCAGTCCTGCGCCAAGCCACAGCGATAGCACCATTGCGTATGAAAGCCAGCGATGGGCTTCTGCCATCGAACGCTCATCTCAAGCAGAGTCCAGTCAGCGACCATAACACTGGTCTTGCTGTTGACTTAACGCACGACCCTAAGAACGGTATTGATTGTGAAGAAATTTTTGAGAAACTTAAAGAGGATAAGCGTGTCAAGTACCTTATCTTCAAAGGAAAAATCTGGTCCAGAGAAAAGTCCAAGTTGGGAAACAGACGGTACACTGGGAGTAATCCTCATAACAAGCATCTACATATTTCTATTGAGTCCGCTATGGCTACCGATACTTCTCCGTGGTTTTGGTGGATGAATCAACCTAAGATTGTTAATCAAGTTATCTCAAAGGTAACACCTGTGCCTGCTAAGAAGGCATACAAGACAGAGGTTTGTACCTGTTGCAAATTGCACGGTGCAAAATAAACGAGGAGGAAACAATGGAACAATTTAAGCAACTCGGACTGACATGGTTCCGTGCTGCGGCATCTGCTGCGGTAGCACTTTACCTTGCTGGCGAGACGGACCTTAAGACATTGGGTGCTGCAGCCCTTGCAGGCTTTGCAGGTCCACTACTTAAGTGGCTTGACCCATCAGCAACAGAGTTTGGTCGCGGCTCAAAGTAATCGTTTAAACAAAAGAACCCCCGCCTTAGAGAAATCTAAGAGCGGGGGCTTTTTTGCTTTTCCTTGACCACTTCCCCAATAGCCAAGAAACTTAACCGCCAGTCTTGTAGAACCCTGGACCTCTAAAGTGTACCGCAGGTGGTGTAAATACGCGCCTCATGTCACCCTCACACAGGCTACATGTTGGTACATTGCTTGACTCTTTAACTGATAGATGCAGTTCCTGCACTACATTGCAGGCGTTACATTGGAAGTCATACTGTGGCATCTTCACCATCCGCAGGAGTAGGTACTGTTACTTGTGCGCCACACAATGCACACTCTGCATCGGTGAACCAAAGCGAAATTTCATTTTCCTCAAACATGCAGCCGACTTTAAAAAGTCGTGAACCACAAGGACAAACATGCGTGGGAATACCACGATAGTTAGCCAGCATGCTAGACTTCTGCTTCCGCTTGAGCCTAGATAGACTTAACCAGTTCATCACGAACAGGAGTGTAATCAACTTTTTAAAAAATTACACGGATGTAATTCATCGGCGTGTCGCAGAATAGATGAGACATTGTGTAGTAAACTCCTCTATTGCAAAGGAGAAAAATGACACTAGAAGAAAAGACTGGGAAGAACTACATCTCCCACAGTGCCATGTCAACATGGCTTAACTGTGGCTGGTCGTATTATCTATCCCGTATTCAGAAAGTCGCTGAGAACCCATCCTACTGGCTAGTAGGTGGCAAGTCCTTGCATGAAGGTACAGAAATCTACGATGCCCTACCACTCGGTAGCCCGTTCGATACCACTGCTGTGTTTAAACAACGCTGGGATGAGAACTACAAGTTGGCTGACAATGGCATGGAGTTCCGTGCTGGTGGTAGAGCAACCAAGGCGTATCCAAATAAAGAAGATACTTCTTGGTGGTTAGATAATGGACCGAAGATGCTTGACTTCTGGGTTCAGTTCCGACAGGACAGTGGGTACCAGATGTACCACCTGCCAGACGGAGCGCCTGCTATCGAAACCGAACTCAATGTGGAGGTTGGTGGAGTAAACATGAAAGGATTTCTTGACCGCCTTATGGTTGCGCCAACAGGCGAACTTGTCGTGGTGGACATCAAGACATCCAGTAAACCACCAGTAGCCTTTACTCAGTTAGGCACCTATGCCATCATGACTGAGAAGTTGCTGGGAATCCGTCCTACCTTGGGGGCGTACTTCATGGCTCGCACTGGTGAGTTAACACCTCCAGTTGACCTATCGCACTACACAGAACCACGCCTTGCACAATGGGTAAGTGGATTCAAGATTGCCGTTGACAACAACATCTTTATCCCACAGCCAGGATTTATGTGTGGTACATGTTCAGTCAACAAGGCATGCTATGCAGTTAAAGGTGAAGATTCACACATGTACCCCGAACTAGGAGAAACAAATGAGTAACGAAAACGCAGCAATTCAAATCAACTTCAAGACAAAGAAGGATGGCATGCTCATCAACCTTCGCGCCAGCGATGTTGCTGAACTTGACCTGCTGATTGATGGCTTGACTCAGCGCCTTGCTACATTGATTGACCTCGAGACAACCACTGAATCCATGGCTACAGTTAAGACTGTATTTCCTGGAGCAGAGGTAATCAATCAAGGTGCAGCACCAATGCCTGCACATGCACAGCCAGCACAGTATGCACAGCCTGCTACACAGGGTTATGCACCAGCACCAACTACTGCAGCACCGTCTTGCACAGGTGGAGCATGTGGTGGAGCGCCGATGCGTTTAGTTAAGGCTGGCATCTCCAAGTCAACAGGAAAACCTTATCGCGCTTTCTATACATGCCCACTACCTCAGGGTCAGGCTTGTAATAACCGAGTAAACGCATAACACATGCGCCGTTTATCCCGTGCTATCAAGACTGCCTCACAAGGGGGTGCCACATTACCTACGGTGTGGCGCTCACTTGCTGAGCAGCAGATAGCGTTTAGACGGGGGGAAGTGAGTATGGTTGCAGGTCCTCCAGGCTCAGGTAAATCTACCTTTGCCTTGTCGCTTGCAGTCCATGCTCAAGTTCCAACCCTGTACATCTCAGCAGATACACACTCACATACTATGAGTTTGCGTTTGCTTGCGATGATTACAGGCAGACCACAACAAGAAGTAGAACCATTGATGGAAGCAGACAGAGAGTGGGCAGCACAAATGCTCAAGCCTGCTGACCACATCATGTGGGAGTTTGACTCGGCACCTACGCTTAAGGATGTAGAGGATGCAGTCCTCGCATCACGAGAGCGCCTTGGTCAAGATGTTGAACTCATTGTGCTTGACAACGCAGTTGATGTAACCCTTGATGGACAAGATGAGTGGGGCGGACTACGCACACTTATGCGTGAACTCAAGTGGTGGGCTAGAGAAACTGGTGCTGCTGTTGTTGTTTGCCATCATACAAGTCAGGGAGTTACGGGTAATCCTTGCCCACCAAGCAGTTCCCTGCATGGAAAGATTGCTCAGACCCCTTCGTTAATCCTTACTGTGTATAACCAAATCGCTTCGATGGGTGTGTGTGCGGTAAAGAATCGTTATGGTCCAGCCGATTCGACAGGCGCAAGTCCAGTGTGGCTTGCATACAACCCAGCCAGTATGCAACTGGCAGATTTATTACAGGCATAAGGAGAAGTTATGACACCTAAATGGGAAATCAAAGTGGTGGAAAATGCGGGAGAACTGCAGGGTAGTTTAAACGCAGAGGATGTAGTCGTCCCAACTAAGCCATTGATTACAGACATTAAATCGCAGTTGATGTTTATACCGAAACAGTTTTCATGGACAGTGGGATGGAGAGCGTATGTTTGGCAGGAAGAAGAAAGCGGAAGATTCAAAGACCTCACAGATGAGGAATTCAAAAGACTCCTTGATGAAGGCACTATCAGTTACACCAGAGATGATGGAACAGGCAGTGATGTCAGCGAAACAAATTCCAGCGGAGATGAAACAAGCAATACTTGATGGACTACCAGAGTTTATTGAACGCATTGATGAGGCAACACAAAAAATCTACGACCCATCACAAGTCTGGTTTGAATCTTTACAGTTCGCTGATTATGTTGGGCAGTTGGCTGAACATCTTACTGAGGACCACGGACCAGAGTGCAGAGAAGAAATCGCAACCCAACTCCGACTCATGAGTGAGTCATGGAAAGACCTAGCAGAGAACGCAATGGAAGTACTCGACAAATCAGAGGAAGTGTTTAAACATGGCGCATAGTAACAAAGAAACATTATCAGTTATTTGGTGTGACAACGGGAACACTGACGGCAAGTTCACAGAGGGCTTGGTATACAGCATCATCACTGGTGAGGTGCCATTCCATAACGCTATCCGTGTACAGGGTAATCAGATTGCTCGCCAACGACAGGCTGCATTTGAAATGTGGGGCAAGATTGGTACTGACTGGGCGTTGTGGGTGGACTCCGACATCGTACTTACCAAAGAGGTTGTCAAGATTCTATGGGATACCGCTGACAAGATTGCTCGACCTATCGTAAGCGGTGTGTACTTTATCTCTAAGCAGATGGAGAACTCACTGATGATGCCTATGCCTGCTATCTTTGATGAAGGTGGAAATGAGTACGAGATTAAACATCATCACCCACTACCACGCAATCAAGTTATTAAGGTTGATAGCGCTGGTTTAGGTTTAGTTTTAATGCATAAGTCTGTTATCAAGGCACTGCATGATAAGTTTGGTGAGACTGACTTTGTGTTTGCTGAGAACAATGCAAGTGGTGAACAGTTTATTGGTGAGGACATTGCCTTCTTCCGCAAGGTTAAGGCTGCTGGTGTGCCAGTAGTTGCTAACACATCTGCATTGGTCAAGCACATGAAGCGCTTTGCCTTTGATGATAACTACTACAACCTTTACTGGGCAGCCATTGAAAGTGCAGAAAGGAAAAAGCAAGATGCCAACACAGCAAGCGAGTAACAAGCGCAGAGGCGCTGCATTTGAAATAGAACTAGCAGACTGGCTTATGGAGCAGGGTTTAAACGCACAGCGTTTGCCTCGTGCTGGGCGCAATGACATCGGTGATGTCTACCTTCCTGCTAACACCGATGGCTATGTCATTGAAGCAAAGGCACCACGCCGTGATGGTCGTATTGATTTGAGCGGATGGTTGCGTGAGGCTGAGATTGAAGCGGAGAACTATCGTGTGCAGAAAAGA